AACGAGGGGCACGAACATGCCGCCATACAGGTGGGAAATGAACTCTGGGAGGAAGGTCGTTCCTGTGTCCCGCTCCAGCTGGTGAATCTGGTCATAGCTGAGCGGGCGGCTGCCGGCGTTCTCGTAGACATGGTTGTCGAACCGCTTCAACTCGTAGCCCAGGCGTGCTGCTGCGCTCTCGCGGCCGCCAGGGAAGGCGCAGATTACGGCGCTGACCACCTGGCGAAGGGTTTCTAGAACTGGACGCTTCATGTTCTGGTGTCTTCCTTGGGCCAGGGGGGCTAGTTTTCGACTTCGCTGTTCTTGATCCCGAGCAGCACAGCCGCTCGATGAGCTTCCCCCCGAAGGCACTTTTTCTGCCCTAGAAGGACCGCATAGACGGTGCTGGGATGCAGTCCATGCTTGTTGGCGAACTCTTTTGCCGAGATACCCTGCTTTTCCAAGCGTTTGCGGGCATCTAGGCAGGCTTGCTCGGTAACTGGGGTGGCGTGCATAGTGGTCAATCGTGCAATTTCGTGTAGTGGTACGCGAAGGATGATGCACATTTGTTCATTTGTAAATATGGAAAAGGAACGTTTGTGCATCTTCTTGAAGAAATGGGTGCGCGCCTACAGGCAGAACGCAAGCGGCTCGGCCTGACTCAGGACGAGCTGGCCTTTATCGTTGGGGTGTCGAAAAGAACGCTGGCCAGCTACGAAGCTGGTACCAGGGAGCCAGGTGCTGCCTTGTTGAACCATGCCACCGCTGCCGGAGTTGATGTTCTCTATGTGGTAACTGGACAGCGAGTTCCTACCCCGGAGGTTTCAATCGGAGCCGACGAGATGGAGGCGCTGCAGCAAATTCGTGCGCTCAGTGCGGAGGACCGAGGTGCCGTTGGGCGGCTCCTCGCCGCGTTTAGCCGCAAGTGACTAGGAGTTGAAGATGCTCAAGGAAGTGATGGGGGCGGCCCTGCTTTTAGCAGCGCTGACCTTGGCTGGGTGCAGCGGCCAAGACGAAGGCAAGAAAGTAGGCGCTCAGGAGTTCGGTGATGACTGGCCGTTCACAGTTGCCAGTGTGGAACTGTTCTGTGAACCGAATCCCCCGAAAGCTTTTGTGAAAGCTCCTGATGGAAGCTTCTATGCGTTGAACGCAAGTGCAAAGAAGGTTGCGAAGGAACGCGGATGGCTGGAGGTCAAGACGATCTTGAAGCCAAGCCGTTGGATGAAAGAGGTTCCAGCGGACTACTCGACTATCGCGCAGAAAGCCATTGATCTTTGCCCGCAGCCGTAGATATTTCTGCGGCCATCAATGATTGGGCTGGTGGCACGCTCAACCAAACCGAGAATCGCTCCTTCCTAGGGTGCTTTGGTCGGTACCGATGTTGGTACCGGGCGCCCGAACGTGTGGAATGGAGCGAAACATGTCGGTAGTGAAACAGGTGGAGACCAACCAGCCCAAAGTAGTCGAGTCGCTTGAACTCAGTCAGCGCGAACGGATGGTCGTGCAGATGTTCAGGCAGCTCGATCCGCAAGGACGCGAGGACATCATCCGATTCCTGGATGCTCTTCTCGCAGCGCGATAGACAGAGAGCCCGGCCGTGCGCCGGGTTCTTTGTTGGCGTTACTGGGCTTGCTGCTGCATGCGTTTCCACTCGCGGTCAGCAGCCCGCCGGGCATTCTTCTCGTTCACGTACACGCGGCGCAGGCGCCTTGGCTTGGTCTGGTCGCCGGCAGTGACTGACTTTTCCGTCCCTGTGTCCTTGTCGCGGTAGAACGCAATGACCCCCGTGTACTTGATCTTGCCGCGGACGCCGTCCTCAAGCATGCCTTCGACCGTGTCCTCCGGCAGCTTGCTTTCCAACTCCAGGCTCATGGTGTAGCCGGCGTCAGCTGTCAGGCTGTGCTGGATGTTCCCGCCGTACCAGATGATTTCACCGATCTCAGACTTGACCCCTTGGAGCGTGTACGTCAGCTCCGGGATCAGGTCCGGCCGCCCTTTGGCCAGCGTGTAACTGAGCGTCGCGGCGCCGCGTTGCAGCCGGTTCAGCTCCGCCCGGGCGGCACGCAGGGCAGATTGCTGGTCGCTGTAGGTGTGGCGTAGGTCCTTGAGGTTCTCGCCACCGCCGGCAATGGCCTCCTGTTTCTTGGCGCTATTCACGTCGTAGTAGTAGGCCCGCACACCGTCGTAGCTGTCTCGGTCGGCCTGCAGGAACCGGTGTTGGTCGCCGTCGGCGCGGGTGAGCGTGATGTGGGGCAGGTCCAGGCCGCTGGCGGTCTTGCCGCCGCCGGCCGGCATGCACACCAGGCAGCCGGCTTTGACGGTGGCCACCGCGTCGAAGTCCTCGCCCAGGCGTGTAAGTAGGTTCGCGTCGGACTCATTGGCCTGGTCGAGCTGGGGGATGGCCAACCCATCCAGGGCGCCGGAGATCGTCGCGGTGAGCCCATTGCCCTGGGCGATGTCGCCCAGGACTTCGCCCAGCGTGGTCGCGCTCCAGCTGCGTTCGCGCTTGGTCTTCAAGCCCTTGCGCAGATCCGCCGACCTGGCCCGGATACTGAGCACATCCGGCGCGCCGCTGTGTTCGGTCTCGTCGACGATGTAGCTGCCCTTGTCTACCAGGCCGGTGTCGCTCCAACCCAGCCACAGGTGCACCACGGCGCCGCGCGGGGGAATCACCAGCAGCCCGTCGTGGTCGCTGAGGGTTAGGTCCAGCTGGTCCGCTTCGAGGCCGCGGTTGTCGGTGAGCTGCAGGCTCATCAGGCGCGGGCTGATCAGTTGAGCGATATCGCTGCCGTTGACGGTGATGCGAAACGCCGGCACCGGATACGCGGCATCGCGCTGCAGCCCGTCGTAAGTGTTCCGTAGGAAGCCGGTGACCTTGGCGATGGCGGATTCGATCACAGCAACTGCCTCAAGATGTTCACACCGCCCGCGATGCCGGCGCCGAGCATGTCGATGCGGCCGTCATCGATGCGCTTGAGGCTGAGGGTGAAGTCGATCCGCCGAGCGGCGCCGTCCTGGAAGAACAGCGTTCGGTTGTCGCTGAGGCTCTCGATCACCCACAGTCCCAGCAGGCGGCCGGTGCCCTCTACCAGGGGCCAGGCTTTGCCGGTGTCCGCCATGTGCCGCAGGGCATCGAGCGCTGAAGGGGTGCCGGCCAGCTCAGGTAGCAGCAGGCCGGGGAGGGTGATGGAGTCCTCGCCACGGCCGAGGAATTGCCGTGACGGCTGGGCGCCGATGCGATTGCTGGCGGCATGGCGCCACTCGGTTTGCCGTTGCATCTCCTGGTAAGCCAGGGTGTGCAGGCTGAAAACGAACATGCCCAGGGCGAGCATCATGGCGGGTTACTCCTGGTCGGTGAGGCGGCTGCGCAGGCGGGCAGCCTTCTCGCTGTCGATACGGGCCAGCTCGGCGCGGACCGCTCGGCCGATGGCCTGCGCGTCCATGCCCGGAGTGGGATGGATGTTGATCTCGTAGGTGTCGTGGCTGTCGTAGCTCGCGGCCGGTGCTGCGCCCAGTGGTGCCCGGTCATCCATGGTGATGGGCGTGCCACCAGCGGCAAGCGGGCCACCGCCATTGAATTGCGGTAGCGTGCCCTTGAGCGCGAAGGTGCCGGCATCCGTCAGCTGCTGGCCCATGCGGTTGACCGCCTCCAGCGGAGCCTTGGCGCCATCGTCCAGGCCCATGGCAAGTCCCTCGGTGGTAAACCCGCCCAGCTCGGCGAACACGCGGGACGGGCTGTGAATCCCGAGCTTCTCCTTGAACCAGCCGATGGTGGAGTCGCCCAGGGCCGACACGGCGTCCTTGATCTGGCCCAGGCCTGACATCAGCCCGTTGACCAGGCCATTGACGATCATGTTGCCGAACTCAGTGAAGCGGCTGGGCATGTCGACGCCGAGGTAGTTCAGCACCGCGGCGAAGGCCTGGTAGATCAGGCCGATAGGGCTGAAGTTGGCCAGCACGGTGAGGATGCCGCCGATGCCGGCGCCGAAGCCTGCGCGGATCTCCGTCCAGGCGTTGGCGAAGTACGCTTTCACCTGGTCCCAGTTCTGGTAGATCAGGTAAGCCGCGCCGGCCAGGGCGGCGACTACAGCCGCAATGGCCAGCGCCACCGGGTTCGTTGCCAGGCCCCAAAGCGCGATGCTCACGGCGCGAATGGCGGTCAGCAGGCCACCTTTCATCACGCCGACCAACCGGCCAACCACCGAGAACATGCCGGAACTCTTCACGCCAAACAGCGCCATGCCATAGCGCACCATGGCGAACGGGCCGAGCAAGCTGGCCATGGTGATGGCCAGGCCGCCGAAGCCTGCGGCAAGTACTGCCACAGCAGCGACGACCTTCACTAGGCCGCCGGCCAATGCGGGGTTCTCTCGCGCCCAGGCACCGACGCTGGCCGCGACTTCGCCCAAGGTGTTGATCAACCCCTTCAGTTCCGGGGCTACAGCAGCGCCGAACTCTGCCAGGGCGTTGGTGAAGCTGCCTTCAGCCGCCTCCATGACATTGCTCAGGGTGTTGAGTTGCTCGTTGACGCGGGTGCGCAGGTCGGCCTGGTCCTGGAGTTTTTTCTGTACCTCCTGATAGCCGGCCAGCCCCTTGTTCATCATGGTGTTGAGGACCGTCAGGGTTTCCGAGTCGTCCCCGAACAGGGCCTTGATAGCCGCGGTGCGATCTTCGTCGTTCAGGACCTTGAGCTTTTCGACCTGGGCGTACAGGTTCTCCAGCCCCGAGAAGTTGCCGTCCTTGCCGGTGAAGCTGAGCTTGATGTTCTTTTGCTTCAGGGCCTTCATGTCGTTGACGTCGTCGACGCCATCTTTATCAAGACCGGCCTGGAAGATCTTGCGGTAGGCGTTGCCGGCTGCGCCTCCTTCCATGCCGGCCTGAGTCATCATGACCAGCAGCGGGGCAAGTTCGTTTGCAGCATCGATGCCTGATTTCTTGATGACATCCATGACAGGGGCGATCTTGTTGAAACCCTGCAGCATGTCCTCACTCTTAACGCCCAGGTAAAAGCCACGCTGGATAGTGTCCATCAGCGCGAGCATGTCCTTTTCAGACGTTCGAGTGGCGTCCTGCATGTTGGCGGCGAACTCTGCCGCTTCCTCTACAGGCATTTTCAGTTGCACACCCAGATAAGCAGCAGCCTCCCCGGTACCACCCAGGATGCTCTGCGCACTGATGCCCTGCCGGCGCAGCATGGTCATCATGTTCTGGAAGTCGGCAGTAGTGCCGGGCAGGCGGTCGCCGAGGCTGGTGGCCAGGTCGCTGATCTTCTTGAAGTCCTCGGCGACCTTGCCGTTGCTGCCCATCATCGAGACCTTCAGCTGTGTCGCCGAATCCTCGTTGGGGGCGAAGGCACCCAGGACAGCTTTCACCGGCTGAGCTGCGGCATACCCCGTCGCCAGACCGGCGGCGCCCGTTCCAGCCATCTTGGCGGCCAGGCCTTGGGTCCGTTCGAGGGCTGCACGGGCTTTGGCCAGCTTCGCTTGTCGGCTGGCCAGCTCCTCCATACGCCTGCTCTGGGCGCTGATGGCTTCGTTGGTTGAGGTGATTTGCTCGCGCAGCTTGCGCTCATGGCTGCCCAGATCACGGGTGCTGATGCCCGCGCTATACAGCTTGCCGCGCAGCTGCTGGAGCTTCTCGGCCTGCTGTTGGTGCTCCGTCTTGAGCCGCTGTGCCTCGCGCACCGCCGTGCGCATGTTGCTGGCCATGGCCTTAGTGGGCGCCCCAGTGGCGGCCATCTCCTGGGCGATGGCGCGGACCTTCGCCCGGGCAGCCTCCAGCGCCTGGGTGGTTTCTTGTGTCTGGGTGAGCTGGGTGCGCCAGGCGCTGACGTCCTTTTGCTGGGCGTTCAGCTCCTTGAGGCGGTCACGGGCCGCCTTGAGCTGCCGGCCCGTCTCGAGACTGGCCTTGTCTATCTGCTTGAGCGGCGCGGTGGCCTGGTCGATGGCGTCCAACAGCACCCGCAGGCGCAGATCATTTGCCATGGTTGTTACTCCTGATCCGCGCTCGCTCGCGCCAGTCCATCAGCTCGCAAACACTGAGCCTGTCCATGTCACCGGGCGACCAGTGAAAGACGATGGCCACGTCGGCCATCGCGTCTTCTACGCAACGAGGGATGCGTCCGTCTTCATCCGCTTCTGCAGCAAAAAACTGGCGACCTTCGTGCCGATGGCAAACAGGTCGGCGGGGTCCAGGCGGCTGGCTTCGTACTCGTTGAGATCGGTGATACGCGGGATCAGCTTGATCAGGCTGGCCACGTCGATCTGGAGCAGCTCGGACAGGTGCAGGCCGCGCAGCTCGCCGGAGGTGGGTTTGCGCAGGGTGATGAGCGCGATCTCGGTGTCGCCGCGTTTGATCGGGGTGTCCAGCTCGACCTGGTTGTCGTTCAGCGGGGTGGCGTCGGTGGTCTTCATGGTGGCTCCAGTGGGGAAGGGGGTTAGATGCCCAGGGCTTTACGCTGCTCGGCGAGCATGTCTTTGCCGTCGATGATCTCGATGAAGTTGAGCAGGTCGATCTCGACCAGGACTTCGCCATCCACCGCCAGCTTGTAGTAGCTGCAGGTGGTGGTGATGCTGTGCTCGGTGTCCTCGCCGGGCGTGGCTTCGCCCATCTCGATGGTTTCGTGGCGGCCGCGGACGACGACTTCCACTGCCGAGACGGTACCGGTGTCGTCCTGCTGGAAGCTGCCGGCGAAGCGCAGCATCACGCCGTCAGCCTTCACCGCGCCGAATTGGCGCAGGGCCAGCAGGTCCAGTCCGCCGGTCTTCCATTCGAACTGGATACCGTCGTCGGAGAAGCCCAGGTCGGCCTTCACCGGGCCGTTCATGCCGCCCCCGCGGTAGCCTTCCATCTTGCGGCTCAGGGGCGGCAGGGTGCAGGTCTTGCACACGCCCAGGTAGCTGGTGCCCTCGTTGAAGAGGTTCATGTTTTTGAGTTTGCGCGGCATGGCCATGGTGGCGGTCTCCGTCAGCTGTTGATGCGGCTGGCGAAGTCAGCCAGGTATCGATCGGTGATGCGCTGGCGGAGGGTCAGGTCCTCCAGCGGCGGTACCGGCGTGTAGTCGTAGTCGATGTAGAGCTTGCCGGCCTTGAGGGTGTTGGCGCTGTTGATTTCCTCGTCATACCAGGCGCTGCCGCCGATCAGGTAGCCGCCGGCAATCAGTTCGCGGAACTTGGCGTTGATGCCTTCGATGATGTCGCGCACCAGGGAGGGATGCATGGGCTTGTCCGTCGCCCACATGTGCGCCTCGGCCATGGTGTCGGCCAGCACCTGGGCGGTGCGTGTGTAGTTCTCGAAGGCGAACAGCGGGTCTTCGGTGCAGGTGCGGCTGCCCCAGAAGCGGAAGCCGTCGGCGTTGATCAGCGTGGTGACCTCGTTGCTGTTGAGGTAGTTGGCGTCGGTCGCCGGGTTCTGCAGGTCCCAGAACACGTCGGCGCTGATGCCGGTCACGCCGTTGACCGGGATGTTGGACAGGGTCTTGTGCCAGCCGGTGTCCTTGTCGATCTTGGCGCGCAGGCCCAGGGCGCGGGCCACGGCCGGGGCAGTGACGGTGGCGTTGCTGGCGGTGCTCCATTGCTCGAAGTCCGGCCAGATGACCATGGTTTCGCGGGCGCCGAAGTTCTCGCGGTATGCGACAGCCTCTTCCTTGGTCTTGCAGCCGCTCGCGCTGACGTAGGCGAAGCCGCGCAGCTGCTGGGCAATCGCGGTCAGGGCGGTGGCCACCGGGAGGGTGTCGAGGCCTGGCACGCCCAGGATGCGGGGGGTGACCTTGAGGCGGGTCTTGGCGGCGAGCAGGGCCTTCATGCCGGTGTACTTGCCGGTTTCGGTGGTGGTGCCGATCAGGTTGCTGGTGGTCTCGGCGTCGGTCGCGCCCTTGGCCACTCGCACGACGACGGTCGCGGGTTGGGTCTGGTCGGCGATGGCCTGCAGGCTGGCGGCCAGCGTGCCGGTCTCGCCGGCCTTGCCGATGGCGCTTTGAACGCTTGTCAGCAGGACGGGCGTATCGAGGGGGAACATAGCCGGATCGGCGTCGTCTGCGGTGCAGACCAGGCCGACCACGGCGGTGGAGACGGTGCGGATTGGGCGGGTGCCCTCGTTAATTTCGAGGACCCGGACGCCGTGATGGTATTCGTCGGCCATGGTAGGTGCCTGTGCAGTGGGGTGACACTGCACAGGCTGCCGCGCGCGCGATGGCGGGGCGAGTTGTCGGGCTTGTAGGCGCGCCTGCTACATGCGCTGCTCGGCAGACCAGGTTGGTGCGACAGGGCGCCGGGCGGCGTCGGGGAATGCATCAGATTGCGGCCAGTCACGCAGCGCCTGCAGATAGACCAGCAGCTCGCTGTACTGCTCGGCGTGGAGCGTCGTTGCAGTCTCCATTTCAACTTGATCGCGGTGGCGGTCCCGCAGCCAGACCATTCTGGCCAGCTCAGTATCGCGCCAGGTTCGCTCGATGGCGGTAGCGTCGGTGTTGGCGTTTTCGATATAGGCCAGGTAGCGCGGGTCATCATCGGCCACTTCGATGAGGTCCGGCCAATGCGTTTCATCCTGGGGACAAAGGAAGGCCCCTTGCACGGAGCCGTCCACGACTTGCAGGTATTTCATATGCGGTACCCCGTGATATAGACCACGAACTCTGGCGTTCCCGAAGTCATGTTGATGGTGGTGATGTACATCAGTTGCCTGATCGCGAGCGTGAAGTTCTCGAACACGATGGAACTGACACCTCCTGTGGACACCGCGCTGGTGTTCCGCTTGATACCCAGGCCGCCAGGGCTGCTGTACAGCTCGATCACAAGCGACCCTGCCTGGTCGCCTTTGACGGAAAACAAGCCCGCTGCCGAGACCGCGTTAAGCGGTACAGAGCCGGCGAGGGAGATGGGCGCCATCGAAACCACGGCAGACCCGATGTAGGGCATGGTCGGGCCGGGGACGATATCGCGACCATTGACCAGCACCGGGCTGATGCGGCCCAGGCCGTCGGTGGGCACCACGGCTACCAGGGCAGACGCCGTGTAGCCAGGTGGCGTCGGCCCTGCATACACCTGTGGTACCACCGTTGAAGTGGCATCGATTGCCAGCGCCGCGCGAGCGCCGGTTGCCGGGTTGTAGATCACATAGATGCCCACGTAGCCGTTGAGCGGCACGGTGCCGGCGTTCATGCCGTTGGCGCCGAGAGTCGCCACATTCAAGGTGACTTCGACGTTGGCCAGTATCCACGCCAACTTGCCCAGGGCGCTTTTGACGATCAACTCGTCGGCCTTCCAGGTCACCACAGAGGCCGGTTCAGGCACGTTCATGCGTGCATTTCGTGACTCTCCCACCGTGGCCCTGGCCAGTGACAGCTCCTGCACGGTGGCATCGACCTGTTCTTTGGTGTACGCGTCCTGAATGCCCACGGCCGCCAGCGTGGCGGGGTTTGTGCCGCCGATGACTCGTCCGTACTTGTCGACGGTGACCTTGGTGTAGCTTCCAGCCGACACGCCCGTGCGGCCGGCGACCATCTCGAACACCAGTGCGGTGGCGCCAAGGGTAATGGGGGCGTCGGTCACCAGCTGCCACACACTGTCACCGTTCGTGGTCCCCTGCTCGACATGCACGAACAGGCCTGGAGTTACCTCTTCCGAGATATCGGCGTCGGCTGCCCGCGCCCAGGCATCGGCGGCGACCACGTAAAGGCCATTGTCCTTGGCCGTGCTCTGGTCCTTGACTAGGACGCGGGCGCCGCTCCCGAGCGCCACCCCGTCGATGGACTGCAGGCCGCTCAGCACGATGGGCGCTGTGGTTGCTGCGCGCACCGAATGCTTGAAGTCCTGTTTGTTGAGCGCGGAGAGAATGGCCACGTCCACGTACTCGCGGGTCGCCAGCACTACCGCCGGGTCGATCTTCAGCTCAACGTTTGAGGAACTGCTGACCAGTAGATTCATGCGGACTACTTGGGTGCGGCCCGATCCTTGGTTAAGCAACGGCTTGAACGTGGGGGGGCAGTTGGCTACCGCGATCATGTCGCCGTCCGCGTCGTACAGGGCGATCTCCCTGATCCACTTCCCGCCGACTTCGGCAGGGATGACCTGCTCAGCGACGATGATGGCGCTGTTCTTCTCGTCTACCTTCAGCTGGTTCAGCGGCGCGCGCCGCCATTCGTTGATCAGCCGGGTCTGGGTGGCATTGGGCGTGGGTTCGGTCCCATTGGCGTCGCCTACGCCCATTTGCGTGATTTTCCACGGTACGCCCAGGGCGTCCGCATTTGCCTGTTTCGCCGCTCCCACGTTTGTGAGGATGGCGTAGAACTGAGTGTTCTGGTCAGCCATGTGCAATTTCCATTGTGTCTATCGTGTGATCGCGGCCACCACGGCCGATTGAGCCGCTGACCTCGATGTCACGCGGGGCGGGGGGGTAAACGTCGAGTTCGTCGCCGTCGTACAACACGCCGGCAAGGCAGAGGGCGCCGCTGGTCTCTAGGCTGATCGCCAAGCCGCTCAGGTGCCGGGTCAAAGGCTT